CACCGTCAGGGTGAAGACGCTGCGTGCACGGTTCCGCGGCAACTCTGCTGAGCGAGAGTTATGAAGTTGAGGGTTTTCTGGGCAGCCTCTAACCTCTGCTCCGGCAAGCCAAATTCGCCAGTTCCCTCTGGTTCGAATCGGAGATCGCCATCCGGAAAGAGGATGAAGGCGCGGTAGCCAACGTACCCACCCATGCCGTTCTTGGCGTTGACCATTCCACAGCCAACTTGATTGTTGGAGTAGTAGTGGACGTCGCGAAAAATGGCCGAGTCTGGATCTCGGAGCCGATCCCGAACCGCTTGCTCCACTTTGCGCGTCGGAAGGTACGTGATCGCGGCCCAGGCCATCGCGCAAAGAACTGCGATGGTTGTGGCTAGGAGGACAGCGATCGTTGTGCGCCTCACTGGGGTTCACCACCTGCTTCGTCGAGATGCCGCAGAGCGGCCTCAAACCTTGCGAGGTCGTCGGGAGAATACTCCGCCGCGCTTCGTTTCAAGTCGCGTTGCATGCCTGCGATCCAGGCGTGGCGATCTTCCACCGGCGCTTTTCGGAGCAGGTCTGCGATGACGAGGGTGTCTGCAAAGAGAGTGGGGCTTGCAGACGTCTCCTGTGGGATCTGAGCGTCGGCCTGGTCGAGCCAGCCGCGAGGGAGTAGCAATCCTTCTTCTATGCGCCGTGCCAACTTCTCACCGAAGGACGGCTTCTCGTCGGCCAGTAAGTCACGCCAGAACGAATATCTGCTGCCTAGGCGATTGACCAACTCGGTAGCGGTCAGTTGCCACGTCTCGCAGAGGCGCTGGAAATTCGAAAGGCGGATCAGGCGCTCGTCGTTCATGGAGTCGAAGTAGACGGGACGGTCAGCACCAGATGGTGTAGACTTGCCACGACACTTAATGGTGTCTCTAGCATTTGCGTCCATGAGCCTCAAGACTTTCATTCGCGAGCTTCCCGACGACGACATGCGCCGCGATTTCGCGGCGCGGTGCGGCACGACCATCGGGCATCTTAGGAACGTCATGTATGGCCAGCGGCAATGCTCGGCGGAGCTTGCCGTGGCTATCGAGCGCGAATCTTTACGGAGAGTGACTCGGCCTGAGCTGTGCCCCGAGACCTGGCGGCACATCTGGCCTGAGTTGCACGCGCAAACGCTTGCCAATCAGCCGACGAGGTAGGCGGGGATGCACCGCTCACTGCGTCATCGCAAAGCCGGGCGGTCGCGCATGCCTCGCGCTACCGATCCAGTCCAGCCACAGCTCGATGTGGAGATCCTCTGGCGATCTCCATTCGTGGACGATGCGCGTCACTACCCACGCGCTCGTGCTGCTGAGGTACACGAGTTCTCCCACGCGTGGCAGGGGCACCTCTCGCGGCAACACCGCGGGGGCTCTGCGGCGCCGTGGAAGGTGCCTCTCCTGATCGTCGGGAATACAGAAGTGGATGTGCACATGGAGCGGTGCTCCGGGAGCGCCGGCCAGCAGGCCGGCGGCTTCGATGGTCGATGGCCTAGAGAGTCGAATGATGTTCATGGCCCGGTCATCGGCACTTGTGCGTTTCTTGGTCATACGGAGAGTTGCGTAGTCAAGGGTGGCGATGCGCCGGTCAGTGAAATGCTGTATGCACCGCATCTGAAGCGAGTCTCGACGACTGGTCCGGTCGCCGTCCATACCAACGCGAGCGGGGTTTTGGCATGAACGTCTTGGACGCTGCCTATCTCACCGTCCACGACTATCCGGGTGGTGCCGAGGCCCTGGCTGTGCGCCTTGGCAAGAGAGGCACAAGCCTCAGTCACGAGGTCTCGCCGAATCGACCTGATGCGAAACTCGGCCTGCAGGATGCCCAGGCCATCATGACGATGACGGGCGACCTTCGAATCCTGCACGCCCAGGCAGCCGAGCTCGATTGCCTCCTCCTGCCGATGCCACGGCTTGAGGGCGGCGGTGAAGGACTCGCGGGGCAGACGGCGCAGCTCGCGCGCGAGTTCGCGGAGCTGATGGCCGAGCTCGTTGCGGATGCCGCGGATGGCCACATCACGGATAACGAGCTGGGCCGGATTCAGCAGGCCTGGGGCGAACTCGTTGCCGCGGGGCACTCGATGGTTGGGCACGTGCAGGCGATGAACGCTCGCACGCGACTGAGGAAGGCGGCCTGATGCGCGTGCCCGAGCGGGACCAGGCCGAACGCCTGGGGCCGGACGACCAGGCCACCCAGAGAGAAGCCGAGTTCCTGCAGCGTGCGTTGCTGAATCAGCAGCTCCGCGCAGCTCGCCAGCCGTCGGCGGTGCAGGGTGTCTGCACCAACTGCCTCGACACATGCCATCCGCTCGCCGTCTACTGCGATGAGGATTGCCGCGCCGATCACGAAGCGCGGCTTCGACGGGACGGCACCTGATCCGTGGCGACGAGTCTCGAAGACGTCATGCAGCAGATGGCACGTTTTGGGATCGACGTACCGCCCCGTGCCGACCTATCGAAAGCCTTCGACGGCTACTACCGCTGGCGCCCGTCAGCGGAGTCCAAGGCGAAGAAATCGGCATGGGCTCGCCTGTACGAATTTCGGACCGACAACGGCCGGAGCTTCATCAGTGGGGCCTTCGGCTGGCGCGGCGACACGTGGCAGGTCGAGGCCACACCGACCGCGTGGACGCCGGCCGAGCGCGCGCAATGGCAGGAGCAACGAAAGGCCGCTGCCAGAGCCGAAGAAGCCGCCCGGGCAAAGGACGCCGAGACCGCGGCGCAGAAGGCCTCGAAGTTGTGGGAGCGTGCTCGCGACGAGGGTGCGAATGCCTATCTCGACCGCAAGCGCGTGCGCGCCTTCGGCGTCCGCTTTCTGCGCGACATGCTGCTCGTGCCGCTCCGCGACATGGCTGGCGAATTGCACGGCCTGCAGTTCATCAGCGACGAGAAGAAGTTCGGTACCGGCACCCAGAAAGAAGGGCACTTCCACGCGATCGGGGACGTGAAGCCCGACCTGCCTCTCTGCTTCGTCGAGGGGTACGCGACTGGCGCGACGGTTCACATGGCGACGGGCTGGCCCGTGGTCGTCTGCTTCGATGCCGGCAACCTCGAGCCCGTAGTCGCTCGGTGGCGCGAGCTCTACCCGGACCTGCAGTTTGTCATCGGGGCGGACGACGACCGGCATGTCGTGCAGCGGCTGTGCGATCGGCTGGCCCGCGTGGGGATCTCAATCGCGGTCGAAGACTTCTCGAAGGAGCGAGGCGGCTTCAGGCCGATGGAGTGGGACATGCCGGACGGGAGCGTGGTCACGCTCCAGATCGGCATGCGCGCCGGCGCTGATGGTTTCGCGCGCCTTGAGGGTTCGCTCAAGGTCGGCGACCAGGTGCAACTGCTGAAGCTGGAGAATGCCGGCCGAGCCAAGGCGACCGCGTGCGCCAAGCGGCATCGCGCGCTGGTGCTGCTGCCGCGGTTCGCCGAGCGCGCGGCGCCGTTTACCGACTGGAATGACCTGCACGTCTCCGAAGGGCTCGATCGCGTCATCGAGCAGCTGCTGATCGGCTTGGCGACCGCTTCCGAGGACGCCAAGGTCGGCAAGTCGCGCGCCGACGCTCCCGCGCAGCGCGGGGACAAAGGGCCGAGAAAGGCCGATCAACCGCCGACGCCGCCGGACGGCATTGGTGGCTTCATGGAGCGCTTCACGCTCATCTACGGCACCGTGACCGTCTGGGACAACCGCCTGCGCGAGATCATCCGGCTTGAGAGCTTGAAGGTCGCGCACAAGCGCCTCACCGAGTATTGGCTCGCGCACGGCGGCCGGCAGATGGTGCCGCAGAGCAACGTCGTCTTCGATCCCACCGGCAAGGCGCAGTTGCCCGAGTACGTCAACCTGTTCGACCGGTTGCCGCTGGATCCGCGCCGCGGTGAGTGCGATCTGATCGTCGAGCACCTGCACCAGGTCTGCGGCGGCCGTGACGACCTGGCGCACTGGCTGACGTGCTGGCTTGCGCTGCCGCTGCAAATGCCCGGCACGAAGATGCGCACTGCAGTCGTCCTGCATGGTCGCACTGAGGGCACCGGCAAGAGCCGCCTCATGGACGTGATGCGGATGATCTATGGCCGCTACTCGCGGTCCATCTCGCAGCTGCAACTGCAGAGCGAGTTCACCGGGTGGCTGAGCGGCATGCTGTTCATCGTGGCGGAGGAAGTCACGAATGCGGCGGACCGCAAGCACCACAAGGGGTTGCTGCAGGGGCTCGTGACCGGTGACGTGGTACAGATCAACGAGAAGAACATGCCGGTGCGTCAGGAGCGCAACCACGCGAACATGGCCTTCCTGTCGAACGAGCAGACGCCGATGCTGCTCAACCAGAAGGATCGGCGCTACTGCGTCATCAAAGTCGAGCGCGAGCAGCCGAAGAGCTACTTCGACGCGCTTAGCGCACAGATCGAGCAGGGCGGCGCCGAAGCCTTCTACGACTACCTGTTGAACTACGACCTGCAGGGCTTCGACGCATTCACGCGGCCGCTCAACACGCGCGACCGTATGCACTTGATCACGCTCAGCATGTCGCCCGATCAGCGCTTCTTCGCGTTCTGGCGAACCGGGCACGCTGGCGTTCCCTTCTGCTCGTGCACTGCCGGAAACCTCTACAAGGCCTTCAAGGCCTGGTGCTCGATCAACGGCGAGCGGTACGTCGCCAACAGCACGCAGTTCGGCCGGACGATGAGCGATGAGCTCGACCGGCTGAAGGCGCCTCCGAAGGCGCAGCGTCGGTTCAAGGCCTGGAGCGACAAGCAGGTCGAAGAAGGCGTCTTCAAGGAAGACGAATACACCTCGCTGCAGGCGATCGTCTACTTCGTGCCGCCTCGACCGCCCGATGACGACCCGAACGGAGAAGCTGCAACGCCCGCCGTGGAGGAGGGCGCCTATCAGGCTCCCCGGCTCGACGAGGACGTTCGTGCGTTCCAGCGCGAGCTGCATGAACTCATCCGGAATGCGAGGCGAGGCCTATGACCTGGGGACAGTTGGTGAGGCCATTCGGCCCTACTGTCCCCACGCAAACCCGCGTGGATGCTGGCTCCTGGGCGTTTGGGGACGGTTTCGACAGTTCCCGAGCACCTACATGTGTGTGCGCGCGAGACGTGCGGGCACGGGCGGCCACAGGCACGAGAGAGCACGGGCGTCCATCGCCTCGCGTAAGGGTCATTAAAACTGTCTGCACTGTCCCCAAACAGTGGAAAGCCTTATGGGGCGTGGCTTTCCGTGGGGACAGTTGTTCGAAAGCGCCTCACCAACTATCACCAGCGGAGACGTTCACATGGCAACGGTGACCCACAACGGCGCGGAGATCCAGCGGGCGATTGCCGACGTTCCGTCGACGGCGGCGCGCGCCTTGGCGGCAGCCATGAACACGACGACGCGGCGTGCGCAGTTCGATGTCGTCGCACGCATGGGCCAAGTCTTCGATAGGCCGACTCCGTATGCACTCGGCGGCCTCCGGGTGACGTTGGCGAGCCCACAGGCGCTGCAGGCCTCCGTGGCGGTCAAGGGGCCGCCTGACGCGCCTGGTGGGGCGATCCCTGCTCAGTCGTTCCTGCGCGCGGAGATTGAAGGCGGTGCGCGCCACGACAAACGCTCGGAGATCCTGCTTCGTCGCTTGGGTGTGCTGCCTGCCGGCTGGCAGGCAGTGCCCGGTGATGGCGCCACGCTTGATGGCTACGGCAACGTGAGCCGAGGCCAGACCGTGCAGATCCTGAGCTATCTGCAGGCCTTCCCACAAGGCGGCTACAGGGCCAATTCGACCGAGGCCTCGCGTGAACGGTTGGCGCGCAGCACCCGCGGGCGCCGTGGCATGACGTTCTTCGTCGTTCCGCCTGGCACAAAGGGCCTCACACCGGGCGTATGGCAGCGCAGCGACATCGGTGCGCTGGGCAAGGGCGTGCGCTGCGTGTTGCGCTTCGTGCGTGGCACGACGTATCGCAAGCGCCTGGGCTTCTACGAAGTCGTCGAGACATCGATCGACACGAACCTCGGGCGCCAGTTCGCGAACGAGATGACGGCGAGGGCCGGAACGTGATTGTTGCCGCGCGGCGCCTACAGAGGCGGAAGGAGTCGGCTGAGAGCGTCCAAGCTGACGGGTTTGGTCAAGATGTGATCGATACCCGAATCACCCGAGGCTTCAATCCTCTCCGGCGAATAGCCTGTCAAGGCGACGATCATGAGGTCGCTCCCGAAGCGGCGTCGGAGTTCGCGCGCGACAAGCGTTCCATCGAGGTCCGGCAGGCCGATATCGAGCAGCACACAGTCGGGCCACTCGCTGTCGGCGAGGTCAAGCGCCTGCTGGCCTGTCTCGGCTACGTGCACGGAATAGCCATGGTTCGCGAGGAGGTCCGAGAGAATCTCGCGCACGTCGGCGTCGTCCTCGACGAGCAGGAGCGAGACACGGTCGGTGGCCATGGCAACCATTGTGACAGGGCGCTAAAACGCGAGCGGGTCTGTCCGATGCCGCACAGTGGGGAGACGCCGGTCCGTGAAGGCGCCGTGAGGGTACACCGTGCCAGCATCGTGCGCCCTATGGGCGACGTCCACAGTGCGCCGCTATGCTCGTTCGACGGCGACGGGTCCTCTGGGGGGTCGAGCCGCGCGGGTAATTCGAACCCCGACTTTTCAGCAGTTGCGGGCCTTGCTCAAGGGGGTTAAGTGAACCTGGACGAGGCCATTCAGCAGCAGGAATTCGCCGAGTTGGTCGGCGTATCGGAGGCGGCCGTCAGCGGCTGGGTCACCGAAGGACGACTGGCGCGCGGCGGCACCGGTCGTGAGTGGCTGCTCAACTACTGCCAGCGCCTGCGCGAGGCAGCGTCCGGCCGCGATGGAGATAGCACGCTGGTCACCGAGCGCGCGCGCTTGGCGGCAGAGCAGGCCGACCGCGTGGCGATGGAGAACGCGATCAAGCGGAAGCAGGTCGCTCCCTTCGCGCTGCTCGAGGCCGCACTCGCGCACGTTGCCCGGCAGATGGTCACGCGACTGGAAGCGCTCGTGCCGCAGCTGCGCAGGCGGTGCCCGGACCTGCCGGGCGAGGCGCTGCGGTACGTCGAGGAAGAGATCGCGAGCGTACGCGCCGCGGCAGCCTCGATCACGCTTGATGCAGTGACGAACGTCGATGGCGACCCTGACGCGGCCGCGCCTGGCGACCCACTCGCCGAGGAGGGGTAACTCATGGACATGAGCGAGCTCTCTCGGCTGCTGCAGGCGTGCAGCCCGGAGGTCCGCGCAGGCGTCGACCAGGCGATCCGACGCGGATTGAGCCCGCTGCGCGTACCTCCGCCGATGCGAGCGTCCCAATGGGCCGAGAAGCACTTTTATCTGAGCGCCGAGAGCAGCTACGTCGAAGGCCGATGGGTCTGCTACCCGTTCCAGCGCGCAATCCTTGACTGCATCGGTCACGACGAAATCGAAGTGATCGACCTACGCAAGAGCGCGCGGGTCGGCTACACGAAGATGATCCTGGCCGGCATCGGCTACTTCGCGGAGCACAAGCGTCGGAACCAGGTGCTCTACCAGCCGACCGACGATGACCGAGACGAGTTCGTGACCACCGAGCTCGACCCTATGCTGCGCGACGTTCGCATCATGCGCAGCATCTTCCCGAAGATGAGTAGCCGCAGCAAAGACAACACGATGCGGCTGAAGATGTTCCTGACCGGCGCGCTGCACTTGCGCGGCGGCAAGGCCGGGAAGAACTATCGGCGCTTGACTGTCGACGTGGTCTGGTACGACGAGCTTGACGGTTTCGACCGCGACATCGAGCGCGAAGGCTCGCCCACGAAGCTGGGCGACAAGCGTCTGGAGGGGAGCACCTTCCCAAAGAGCGTACGCGGTACGACGCCGAAGACCAAGCACGCCAGCCATATCGAGGACTGCGAGGCGAGCGCAGATCTCCGCTTCCACTTCCACGTGCCGTGTGTCCATTGCGACGAGCTGCACACCCTCGAGTGGGGCAGCAAGCAGCGAAAGCACGGGTTCAAGTGGTCCGACAACGACCCCGAAACCGTCGTGCACATGTGCCCGCACTGCGGCATCGGCGAGACGCAGGGCGATTACCTGCAGGTCTGGACGCGCGGGCGATGGATCGCCGAGAACGGCACGTGGATTGACGACGAGTGCAGGTTCATCACCGCCGCCGGCGTGCAGATGGTCAAGCCGCCGCGCCACGTCGCCTTCCACATTTGGACCGGCTACAGCAAACAGGCCACCTGGCCAGGCATCGTGCGCGACTTCATCGCTGCCAACGAGCGGGCGAAGCGCGGCGATTTCTCCGAACTGAAGACCTTTATCAACACGACGCTCGGAGAGACGTACGAAGAGCGAAGCGAAGCCGCCGACGAGCACGAGCTGCTGAGGCGCGCGAAGGCCGAGACACCGAGGTATGACCTTGGCACCGTCCCCGTAGGCTGCCTAGTGCTCGTTGCTGGCGTCGACGTGCAGGACAACCGCTTCGAAGTCGTCGTGTGGGGGTTCGGGCGCGGTGAAGAGGCGTGGGTGATCGACGTGCAGGTCCTGACAGCGAATCCGGCCGACGAGCGCGACTGGGCACGTCTCGACGACTACCTGCAAACGCGCTTTCGCCAGGTCTACAACGGCGGCACGCTCGGCATCGAGGCTGTCGCAATCGACACGGGTGGCCACTTCACGCACCAGGTCTACAACTTCGTTCGCGCGCGTGAGCATCGCCGCATCGTCGGCGTGCGCGGCAGCAACCGCTACGGTGGCCCGATCAAAGGTACGGGCCACAAGCAAGACGTGAACTGGCGCGGCCAGGTCATCAAGGCCGGAGTGAAGGTGTTTGAGGTCGGCACCGACACCGCCAAGGATCTGATCTATGGCCGCACGCGCGTCATGCATCCCGGGCCAGGCTATATGCATTTCAGCCACCAGCTCACCGCCGACTTCTTCAACCAGCTGACGGCCGAGGGTCGCATGGTTCAGAAGACGAGCACGGGCGAGCAGTACCGGTGGGTGAAGCTGCGCACTCGCAACGAGGCGCTGGATTGCACCGTCTATGCGCTCTTCGCTGCGCATCTGCTCGACCTTCACCGGTACACCGAGAAGATGTGGCAACGCTTAGAGGCGGCCGTACAGCCGCCGCCGGACCTCTTCAGTGTCGTGCCACCGGAAGAGCAGGGCGCGCACCGAGAGGCGGAGCAATCGAGGGCCGCCGAGGTCACGCACGAGCTGGCGCCGCCGCCGGCCGAACGTGCTCGCGCAGTCGCCACGTCGCAAGGCAGGGAGTGGTAATTTATGGCCGATCGCAAGCCGCGCGCGCTTCCCGAACTCAGTGCAGACATGCCCGAGCTCGATCTGGTCGATCGCGTCTTCGAGTATCTCCAGGCTGAGATCCCGGCACTCGATCCGGGGCAACTCGAAAGCCTCAAGGCAGCGATGCGTGCGGAATTCCGCGGGGAACGCGTCTATATCCGACAGCCACAAACTGAGCGACAGCGGCTCGTCGCGGCGGTGCTCAGCAGATTCAATGGTCGCAATGCGAGTGAGGTAGCGCGTGAACTGAGCATCGGACGTGCGACGGTCTATCGAATTCTTAAGCAAGCAGGCGAGTGATGACGGATCCTAGGCAGTGGCGAGTCGTTTGGGTGCCTGAAGGATATGAAGTTATCTCGGAATCAGTCTTGCGCATGCGCGAGATCGGAACTGCTTCCATGGCTCGACGAACGAGACAAGGTGGGCGAAGGGCGCATATGGGCCAGCGGCCCCAATCAATTGGAGGGTCCATGCAAGCCGGTGACGAAGAGGGGCCACCGCGGTGGAGAGCGCAATACTGGGACATTGGAGCCGATCACACCACAGAGCCAGCTCTCGCCGAGTTCGTTGACGAGATGGCAGGGCAGATCGTCGAGGCGTACTTTTCAGACCTGTCGATAGTGCTTGGGTCGGCGCCAAAGATCTCCGTGGTGATCATGCCCAACGGCACCGAGAGACTTCCTGAGATGGGAGTGGACATCACCGAGCTGACAAAGGACTTGGTCGATTTCTACGACGCGGATCACCCGGACATAGCGGCCTGGGCCGCGGTCTTCGAGCGGGCCGCTGCTGAGCTGCGCAGATTCGAAGCGACTGCAAAATCGTCTCAGCTTTTGCAAGACTTGAGACAACTCGGCGCGCACGATGCGCGCCATGCCTACCCAGCAGACCCTTCAGACCCGTAGCGAGCAGCTGCCGCTATGCGGTCGCTCCATGGAGCTCCGCGAGTTCAAGCGCGCCGGAGGCGATGCTGGTGCTCCTGCCCTGGCAACTGCAAAGCTTGTCTTCACGACCGGCGCGGCGGTGCTGCGCTACGACTGGATGCGGGAGCGGCGCTTCTACGAGAAGCTCGAGGTCAGCGAGGACGCCGTCAACCTCTCGCGTCTGCAACGCGGCGCGCCATTGCTGAACACGCACAGCGCGTGGGACCTCGAGGACCAGCTCGGTGTCGTCGAGGATCCCGAGATTGTCGACGGGCAGGGTACCTGCGGCGTCACGTTTTCCCGGCGCGAATCCGTCGCTGGCTTCGTGCAGGACGTTGCCGATCGCGTCATCCGCAACGTGTCGGTCGGCTACTCGCGCGATGCCATGCAGATGGAGCCGCCCGAGGATGACACCGGCATCTGGACCTACCGCGTGATGCGTTGGACACCGTATGAGGTGTCGCTCGTGCCGATCCCCGCCGACATGGACTCGCAGGTTCGCAGCGGCGGCGAGTCTGAGACCGATCCCGCGGGCGCCGCCTTCATGCGCCGCACCTTCCCGTGCCAGATCACCGAGCTGGCCGACCCACAACAACTTTCAGCCCGGGCCGCCGCCCAATCAACCAAGGAAACGACCATGACGGAAGCAGAGCTCGAGGCCAAGCGGCAACGTGAAGAAGCCGAGGCCCGGGACCGCGATGCCGCCGCGCAGCGCGCGCAGGTGGAGAAGCAAGCCAATGACGCAGCCACCGCGCGCGCCGCCGAGATCACCGACCTTTGCGGCCGAAGCGGCGTGTCTCAGCTGGCCGTCGAGCTGATCCGCTCCGGCGCGTCTGTCGACCAGGCCTGCCGCAAGATTGTTGAGGAACGTGCACGCCAGGACGCAGCCGCCGGCGGCCACACCAACACGCGCGTCGAGAAGACGGGCGACGAGCAAGCCACGCGCATGGCCGGCATCGAAGAGTCCTTCATGCACCGCCTCGATCCGCGCGTGAAGCTGACCGACAACGGTCGGCAGTTCCGTGGCATGTCGCTGCTGGAGGTCGGCCGCGATTACCTGGAGGGCTGCGGCGTCAGCACCCGCGGCCTCGATCGCATGACGCTCGCGACGCGGATGCTCACCCACCGTTCGAACGGCATGCTGGCGACCAGCGATCTCAGCAACATCCTGGCGAACGTCGCGACCAAGCGCCTCCGCAATGGATACGACGAGAACCCGGGCACGTATTCCCGTTGGGCTCGTCGCGCACCGAACGCGCCCGACTTCAAGCAGATGAGCGTCGTTCAGATGAGTGCCATGCCTGACCTGCTGCAGGTCAACGAGCATGGCGAGTTCAAGTACGGCTCGATCAGCGACGGCGCTGAGAAGTACCAGCTGCTGACCTACGGCCGCATCGTTTCCCTCAGCCGGCAGTCCGTCGTGAATGACGATCTGCGCGCGTTCGATCGCCTGGTGAGCGGCTTTGGCGCGAGCGCTGCCCGCCTCGAGAACCGCACCGTCTACGCGCAGCTCACGGCGAACGCGAACCTGTCCGACGGGAACGGGCTCTTCAGTGCCGCGCACGCCAACAACGCAACCGGCGGCGGCAGCGTGCTGGCGATGTCGGCGCTGACCGAGATGCGCAGGGCAATGCGCGTGCAGAAGGGGCTGCAAAACGAAGAGCTCAACATCACGCCGATCGGCATCATCGTTCCGGCCGCGCTCGAGCAACTCGCCTATCAGCTCACGAGCTCGAACTACGTGCCGGCCAAGGCAACCGACGTGAATGAGTTCCGCCAGGGCGGCCGCACGAGCCTCGACCCGGTGGTCGAGCCGATCCTCGACGGCGTCTCCGCGACCGCCTGGTACGGCTTTGCGAACTACAGCCAAGTCGACACCGTCGAGTTTTGCTGGCTCGATGGTGCCGAAGGTCCGGTCGTCGAATCGGAGATCGGCTTTGAGGTCGATGGCATCAGCTTCAAGTGCCGCGAGGACTTCGCCGCCAAGGCGCTCGACTGGCGCGGTCTGTATCGCGCGGTCGGCGCCTGATCGATAGCCCACCCCGCAACCCATCGAAGGAATCCAC